ATTAAATACGTCAAGAAAGTGTTTATTCCTAAGAGCGAGTTTATTGAAGAAACTCCTAAAAAACCTGAAAAGAAACAATCGACTTATACAGGAGTTGTTGCCCCTGTTTCTACTCCTTTTGATTCTTGGTTTTCTAAACCTGTAAAGAGTGAAAAGGTTGTTGCTTATGAAAAGCACGTTGCTCAAAAAATTGAAGAGCAAAAGATTATTGAAGCAGCACAACCTAAGAAAGAACCAGAAGATATTCATCAACAGATGTATGAGCGTGTCACTAAGTATTGGGGTACTTGGAAGGAAGAACTTCCTGGTGGTTCTGAAAACTTTCAATCTGGTCCTGGTGCTTGGAACTCTGGTACTGGTATGGGGCAGTTCAAATGACAGAAGATTGGAGATACTCTGACGATAGAATGAAACTTCGTGAGCAAGCACTTAACTTGTTGCTAACAAGGTTTGGTGGTGAGTTGCAAGAGAATGGAGAACCAGTATACTCAAATCAATCGATCTATGAGTGTGCTCACGACTGGGTATCTCAAGGAAATGTAGGTACTAGCGGATTAGTTAAATACTACAAAGCGTATTACACATCATGAGAAATGCTATTATTGCTGGTTTACTTTTTGGACTAGCACATGGAATGAGTGTTCCCGTTAATGCTGAGGAACAAAAACTCAAAAAAGGATTTTATAGTATGGATTCTTTGGGTTGCATGATCGTTCAAGAATGCACCAAAGATGTCCGACGAATCCAGAGTATCGACGATATTCGTAAAGAGTTTCCTGATTCTGATTTTGATCTTATTGCTGACGAGTTTGACTCGATGCTGGTATCCCTTGATAAGGTCGGAGTTATGGTTTTTCTAGGTGACGAAAGGTATTTCCCTCCTGGTCATCGTGGTGTTTATCATACCGTATCTAATAACTTTTATTTGAATGATGCTTTTATGCACCGTCAAGGTGTTCTTATGTCTGTGATGCGTCACGAAGGATGGCACGCTGCACAGGATTGTATGGCTGGTACTATCGAGAATAGTATGATTGCTATTATCAAACCAGAAGAAGAAGTTCCTGATCTCTGGCGTGAGATGGCTGAACGTACCTATCCTGCGTCTGCTGTTCCCTGGGAAGCAGAAGCAGGATGGGCAGGTAGAACAGAAGGTATGACCGCAAAAGCATTGACTGCCTGTGCCGAAGGTAAGATGTGGGAAGTATATCAACCTACACCACTAACTGAGAAGTGGTTGCGGGAAGAAGGATTTATGGACTAAATACAAGAGCCTTGCTCTTGTTAAATGTCAGAAGAAGTAAAAGAATCGAAAGAACAAGAAAAGAAAAAAGGATTTTTTGGTAAAGTAAAAGATGCTGCTACTGACCATGAAAGTCAGTTAGAAGCAATTAGCACTATGGTCAGACTTGGTATTCTTGTTTGGTCTGGTGGTATTTTGACTCTTGCTTATATCAAACTACCTGCTGCTTTTGGTATTCCGGAGCAAAAACTTGATCCTACTTTCATCGCATCCGTGTTCACCGGAGTTCTAGCTACATTTGGTGTCCAGACTGCAAAGAAATCTGGTGATGGTACAATGAAGATGGGTGCTGCTGGTGGAGTATCCAAAGCAGACTTAGAAAAACTCATTGCTGCTGCCGCACAAACCGCACCTGCTCAAACTATTCGTATTGAGCAAGCACCAATTCAAATCGCAACTGCTCCTAAGAAAGACGGAGAACCACCTGTAATGCCTACGGTATAGTAAAATGTTACTCTTAACCATGTTTATTGTTGGTCACATGGAAATCGGTGATGGTGTATGCCGAACTGATTTAATGATGATTGATAAACCAATCGCAATTGAATATCCTTGTGAATATTATTCTGAATTGAAAGATTTAGATAAGAAATTGCAAAATTGGTAAAATGAAACTCAATTTAAAGTCACCCCAACCACCTAAAATGCCTAGTATTCCTAAGGTTTCTTTTAGGTGGACTGCTCTTTCTTTGGGAGCACTATTTGGGGTGGCTCATTTGGGTATTCTTGGACACTTGATAAGTAGGGATAAACTTCCAGTTATTAATCTTCCAGTTGGAGATTATACTGCATATCAGGTAGAAGCATCTAAAGAAGGATATCGTATTCAGTATCGTGCTAACTCTCCTCATGTAATGGGTAAAGATAAGGTTATTGTGAAGAAGAATGGATTCTTTGGTATTGGTGGAGACACTAAGATAGTTCAACAGGAACAGTACACCATGGACGGAGCAACTCATCTCCGAGGTGGTGAAGTGGGAAAGTTGACTGCTCAAAACCTAGAATGCATCAAGGCGGAAGGTGGTGGAGAATCAACGGGAAGAATAGTCGGTGCTAGTGTGGGTGCCGCTGCTGCTCCTTGGTTCACTAGCATTCCTTATATTGGATGGGTTGCTGCTGGATGGGTAGCAATGTTTGGTCAAGAAAAGGGTGCTGAAATTGGAGGAGAAATTGCTACTGCGGTGAAGGATTGTGAATGATATAAATGATCCAGTCTGGTCTGTGATTATTCTTTTATGTTGCGGACTCGCATTTACGGCATATTGTGTGATATATATCTTACGCCTCGCATTTCAGGAGATGGAAGAGGATGTCCAAACGACTCAAAGCAAAGAAGAAGGGCAAACAGTCCAAACAGTTCTCGGGGAATGCGACAGCGAAGAAAGCTAAAAACGGGGGTAAGAAGTAATGGGGGCAATGACACCACCAAGTCGGAAGAGTTGTTATAACTTCCGAGTTGTAGAAATAAATAGGGTTGTAGATGGCGATACAATCGATGTCACTATTGATCTGGGTTTCGATCTTTATAAGAAAGAAAGGGTCAGAGTTGCAGGAGTCGATACGCCAGAGAAACGAACACGCGATCTCGAAGAGAAGGCACTTGGTTATGACGCAACCAACTGGCTCAAAGACAAACTCGATGGTGCTATCTCTGGTGATGATGATCTCATTATTAGGACTGAGCTTGATGGGGGTGTTGGTAAATACGGTAGACTCTTGGGATGGCTTTACATTGGAGATGAAGAAGTCTCTCTCAACGAACTGATGATTGAAGCGGGATATGCTTGGGCATATGATGGTGGAACCAAACAAAAGAACTTCGAAGAACTACGGGAGATCCGTAGAGCACACGGTACATTAGTGGAGTAATTCAATGCAAAAAGTAGTAAATGCAGTAGCACTTTTATCTGGTTTAGTATCACTTAGCGTTGTTGCTGGTGGTACTTATCTTTATTTGAATAAAGATGCGATGATTGAAAGTGCTAAGGAGCAAGCAATTAAACAAGTCACAGAAACCATAGCAGGAGCACTTCCTGGTATGATTCAGGGTTCTATGCCTAAGATGCCTAGTGCCACTGGTGGTATTATCGACACAAAACCTGCTATTCCTGGGTTATAAGACTATACATAGTATAGAATTAAGATTTTATTATGGCTACTACAACGAGAAGAAAAAATAAAGATGCCGAAAAAACATTTTTTCTTTATGTGTTTTTCTATCATCTATACTCATCAATATTGAAATTCTTTACCGATGATTGATGCCTGAAATTAGAGAAATCCAAATCAGAAATTTAGATATACCATCTATTCCTGATTGGTTGATGAGATATCCACAAGCAATACCACCAGTAGTTCCAGTAACACAAAATATTGGGACACCAATTGTTGACCTTCCAGGATGTGTTGAATCACATCCTGATGCTGGAAAGAGTAAAACACTGGCTCAGGATGATCCAGATGGTGTTATGACTTATTGTGATGGAACAATACCATCATTCAATCCAATAGATTATTCGCCAGAGGATATGACTATTGAAAGGTCTGTTCCTCCACCAAAGGTAGAAGCACCAGAAACACCAGAACTTCCAAAAACTCCAGAGATACCAAATAAAGAAACACAAACTGCTGATGTTCTGTGTCCTACACCATCACAACAAGCAAAAGAACCTGTTGGAACACTGATTGGAGGATACAGAAAAAAGGTAACTGGATATCAACTCATAGGAAATGAGTGTATTCAAATCACAGAAAAAGTTCCTTTACCCCAACAGATCATTTCTGGACTTCCTAGTCCTGGTACAGTTATGACGACTGGTGGTATTGCTGTTGTTGCTACTGGATCTGCACTGATGGCAAAACCATTGGCAGACATTCTACTGAAGGCAGTCAAACCAACGGTCAAGAAAGTTATGAAAAAGATTGCTAAGATCAGGGGGAAGGAAGAGGTGTTCTTATCTGTAGCGGAGCGCCGAGCGGAGCAGCGGGAGAGGAATCAGGCAATAAAGGCTTTGCGTTCGGCACTGAAACCGAAGGGATAGAATGTTTATGTGGAGGAATGACACCACCAGGGTTAGTAACAATCACATCCGCACACACTTTATAATATGGAGACTTGGGGTGGAAATAGATACCCTGCTTCTTCAACTCGCCACAATTCTTGAGTCTGGCGATTTCGAAGTCTAAACGCTTATTGGCAGTCAGTTGCTGCTGTAAGGCGATTTGAGTTGCTGCCGCTTCCTTACACTGCTCTTGCAACTTCTTGTCTTGTGGGATACTCCAGGTAGCACTGACGCCTAGTGAGATATTGTAGTTATCTTTTTGTCCAGTTCTTGTAGGAACATGATATAAAATATTACCAGGATTATCTAATGAACCATCATCATTAAGATCGCGCATATCATATACAGGGTCCATGTAATAAGGTTCATAAGGTTTCTGCATAGAACCCGCAGCAGTAGCAAAGGGTGTAATGTTTAGCGTTGGTCCTTGACATTGAATTCCACCACCATAGGTGTTGGTGATGTAAGGACCTTGTAGGACTTGGATGGCTTGGTTTGTGACTGAACCAGAGGAATTAGCAACAGGAGCAGCAGTGGCACTAACGCCACCAACAGTCTCAGCAAGAACTCTTTGTTGGACCAGTGCTGGGGATAGTAATCCAAAAAGAATTGCTCCTATTACTGACTGAAAATGGAAGTTGTGTCGGTTACGCTTTTTATTTCTGTCGTTCTTTGAATGATTGTTTGATTGCTTAAACCAGGACCCTGATAGGTTTCTGTGAACTGAAACGCTGCTCCAGGAGTTGTTTGGGTGAACGATGGTTTGCTTGTTAGTCCTGTCCATGATGAAGTCACGCCTTCGATAGTTACATTATTAGCACCAGTTCCTGGTGAAAGATTTCCTGATGCTGTTACTCCGTTTCCAGTTACTGAATATTGATATCCCGTGTTATAGTCTATTGAATTTATAGTCTCCGTAACCGTGCTTGTTGTTTCTGTATGGGAGGTCATCGAGCCCTGTGTAAAATTTGGTACTACAGGAACTGCCCGTGAAATCGACGGGACAAATGCATAGAACAAACCCACACTTAGGGCACCGATGATATTCCTCTTCATTACCAGACTCCATTATTATCTAACGGTGATTTCACTTACAAACTGACCAGTTGCACTAGTACCACTTCCAGCAGCGGTAAGAGTCATTGCTCCCGCAGTCGTGATAGTTCCAGCAGGAGTGCCAGTACCAGCAGCAGTAGAAGTTTGAGTAGATAAAGCACTGACAGCACCTACGGTAGGAGCGGTGGTTACCAAAGCATCACCCTGTGTAAATGACTGGGTATATGAGAATGATGCACCGTCTGTTGTTTGATATGCCGTTGGAAGAACAGCAGATGAAGCAACACCAGATGAAAGTGTCCCAAGACCACCAACGTTGAGGTCTTCAGATCCAGCACCACCAGCAACATCTAATGAAACGCCATTTCCAGAGACGGAATATGTATTTCCAATTCTCTCAACTTGTGTTGCAGCAGCATTCACAGTTAGTTGAACGCTAGAAGAGAGTTTATGAGTAATATCGGCATGTGCAGGTGCCGCCATCAATAACATACCGAGAGCAATCAATGACTTTTTCATTTCTTGATTTTCAGGTTTATCTTTTTTTATTTAGTGGTTTGATTTTTATAAATATCAAAAAATTAACTTTGTTGAAGAGCTTGACGCTCGCGGGTAAATACCTTATAATATGAGGGTTGAGAGGGAAAGGCACTGTCGCTCCTCTCAACTCAATGGGCACGTAGCATAATGGATAATGCCCCCGCCTTCTAAGCGGTAGATTGCTGGTTCGACCCCAGCCGTGCCTGTTGTCCTTCTTTCGTTATGGACCCAATCAA